TTGCCTTCTTCTTTCTATATCAGCTTTCTTAGCTTCAACACCAACACCACCTTCCTCTTTTACAATAGGTAATTCAGAAGGGGTTTGTTTTTCTTTAATTAAGGGTTCAAATTGCTTTGTTTCTTTATTATATATTTCTAAATCTTCCGCTTTTACTGGTTTATTTTCACTAAATTTATCTTGCTTAACTCTTATTGTTTCTTGACTTTCCTTATCACCGTACCAATTTTTGCCGTTCCCTTTAGTCCAATATTTAGTATTAACATTACCGCCTTTTTGCTTACCTTCTCTTGGTAGAACTTCCCCGCTTTCTGTTATAGAATCAATTTCTTTGCTAGATAATGTTCTATAATTATATCCTTCTTCTGAAATATGTGCTTCTTTAGGTGCTTCTCCTAATTGTACGTTTGATTCAAAGACCCTATTTTTAAATTCAACTTCTCCTTCTTTTGGCTCTCCAATAACTTCACTAACTGTTTCAGTTGTAGAGATTTTATCTTCTGTGGGCTGCAATACTTCGGATTCTTCTTTAATTTTAGCGGGTTCTCCTGTAATATTATCCTTTTCAAATTTGAATATATCTTTAGTTTTAGAAATACCGTTAGTTTCTTTATCTAATTGGTTTATTTTAGCTTCGTTTTCAATTATTTTATCATTAAAAGAACTGCCATATTTTTTTAATTGACTATTTTCTTCTACTAACTTTTGTCTTTGTAACAACTTCCCCGTCATAGCCGCCTTTTGTTCTTCCGATAAAGGCATATTAGCTAATACTGCTTTTTGTTCATCAAACTTAGATAACTTAGATAATACCATTTGGGTAGTACCTTGTTTAAAAATACCCTTTTGTTCACCATCTTGATAAAAATCAGCCACTTCTTCTCTAGGTGCTGATGCAACTAAATTTTCTATTTGCGGTCTTATATAAGATGGTATTTTAAAAGGTTCTGTCATTCCCCATAACCCAAAATGCATAATAGCCATTTGCTTTGCACTTTCTAAGGCATTAGAAGCCATTTCATCTCCTTTAACGTCTACTCCAATACCCTTAGATGCTAAATCATTGATTAATGACCCTGCAACAGATACCCCACCTACTTTTGGGTAAGATTTTACTGCGTGTTTTGCTGAATTTACAATACCATCCAACACCCCTTTTACTTCAATATTTGGCTTTGGTGCTTTACCTAATAAATTTTGACTAATAGAACCCGCTAAAGCAGCGTTTGTAGCCAACCCTGTTATTTCTCCTACTAATGCTGCGTTATTAGCTTTATCGTATGCTTCTTTATCGGATATATTTGGATTTTGCTGTTTTAATCTAATGTAATTACTTTCAAGAACAGAACCATAGCCTCCGTAACCCATATCTTCTGCCATTGATAAAAACTGCAAGTAACTTCCACCGCCTGTTGGCAAAGCTGCTTGGGTAGCTGCTAAAGATGCAATAACCCCTTTTCCTAACATTCCTATATTTTCACCAACAAATTCACCTATTTCACCGCCTACGCCACTAGGGGCTGATTTTTGTTCTTGGGTAACTAATAATTTATTATTAAGATAATTTATTTTTTCTTCTTCATTTGCGTTTGCTAAAAAATTATTTACTGCCTCGTGTTCAAATTTTGTATTTACTGCATTTAAAAAAGATTCTATTGCCCCTGTTCCTCTTACTAATTTTGATTTTCCATTTTCTTTTACAGGAACTAATTCTCCATTTTTATAAAGATTAGTTACAAAGTCTTTTTCTTTATTTATTTCTTCTTTAGTTGGATTTGGCAATGTTTTATCATAAACACCCCTGCTATTTTTTATTCTTTCATTTACCGTAAAGTCAATAGCTTCTTTAATATCAGGTTCTTTATCTGATGCAATAGGTTTAACCCCTTGAAATATTTTTGAAGATGGTCTTGAAGATTGAGTTTGTGCAACTTCTTCACCCAATAAGAAACCTGATTTTTGTTTTTGTTTTGGTTGTGGCTTATCACCTACATCACTTAAAAAACTTCCACTAACCAACTTATTACCTTCTTGTAATGGTAATTGAGATTGCGTACCCAAAGACGGAGATATTGTAGGTTCTTTTTTTTTTAAATAAGTATCATTGATATAATTAAACTTATCTTCTGTTAAATCTTCTCCAATGGTAGCATAGAAATTTTTAACAAAGTCTTGTTCTTTACCCGCATAAGTCTTTTGAATATAATCTAACTTATCAGATGTAAGTTCTCTGTTTTTTGATGTATATAAATTTTGTACTAATTCTTTAAAATCAGGCATAATTATAATTTTGAATCTTTTTTACCTTGTACTATTTTACCCTTTGCGCTTGTTGGGGAAAGCTTAGGAGCAGTATTTTGTGATTTCTCTAACTTAACATCGCTTCCCAAGAAGTTTTGATGAAGTGATATAAGCTTAGCTAATAATTGCGGATCTTTAAGATTAAATTGTTGTGATTGTGGAACCGCAACTTTGTTTACATCTATTGTGTAGTTAACTTTAAAATCATCAGTTTTTGGAATAAATTTAATGTCTTTAAATCCAATTTGATCACCTCCTAAAGAAAACTTAGCTTGTCTTTTCCAATTTGAAAAATAATTATTTGCCGATTCTTCGTTCTTGCTACCTAAAACATTTAATCCTTGATTTAAATAAGTCAATGGATCTGTAGCTCTATTTGAAGCAGATCTTATATCTTGCCTTTTCTGACCTTCTCTAAAATACCACTCTTTAGAAAAATCATATCCAGTTCTATCTTCTCTTTTTGGTTGCTTAGTAGCTAATCCATAAGCAACTACTAAATCTTCTGGAGTTTTTATATCTACACCAAAATTTTTCTTATAAGTAGGATTCAATTGATTAACAAAATCCTTGTCTTTAATTAAATCATTATACTGCTCTTGAGTACCCAAATTACTCCTGTAATAACTTCTTGCTCTTTGAGCATAATTATTAGCAACTTCTGGAGTAATTGATTCAACCTTAACTTCCTTAACACGACCAGTTGGTTTTTTATTTACAATCTGTTCTTCAATTTCAATTTTACCCGGCAAATCTATACCCTTCCATGTTTTATCAATAAAAGTCAAATCATCGTGAGGATCATATACCGCTATTTTAGAATAATCTGGGGAAACATACCCAGCACCAACAGGCAAAAAAGCGTTTTTGTAAACTTCTAAATAATCATCAGAAACTTGCTTACCTGATTTTTTATTTTGATTTAAAAAATCAACCAAAGCCTTTCTTTCAGCAGTTGCCTTTTTTGATTCCTCAATAAATGTTTGCAAGTCTTTAAACCCAGCCATTAATGTTGATTGAGAATCATAACCATATTTTGAAGGGTTATTAATTGCTTGCTTATTTTTTAATCCAAATTCTTGAACTTGTTTTAATTTATTAGCAAAAATCTTAACCTCTTCTGCACCTAAACCAGCTGAATTTAATGATTTCTCGTAATCTTTAAAATACTTTTCTGTGGCTTCGGCTTGAGCGTCTTTTCTTTGTTTAATCTGTAAAAATGTTTGAAGTGGCTTAGATGTAAAATCTATTGCAACATTTCCACCTCTATATGGGTTTATTCCCAATAATCCTGTACTTGCCATTTATTAAGAATTTTATTATTCGCCTTTATATTTACTAGCAGCTATCGTCCCTGCACCACTTAATCCTTGTCCTATCATTTGCAAACCAGCATTGTACCTTTCTCCTGCTGCCGCTGCTTTCATTTGTCCTAACTGAAGCCTACGTTGATAAGGAGTCATTACATTAATATCAAACAATTCATCTTCATCTCTTTTTTTCATTTGAGTAGCTCTACTTAGCTCAGAAAACCTTTGAGCTTGCATTTGTTCTCCTTGAGCAACTGCTCTTTGAGAAGCCCCACTTTCTAATCCACTAAGCCTAGATATACCACCAATTGCAGACCTTCTATCCTGTAACGCACCTAGACCAGAAGCTGTTGTTCTTCTAGCATTTTGCATTGCTTGTTGGTATGCAGCTGATTGATAAGGGCTTTCCTTGTATCTATTTAAAGCTTGTTGATAATAATCATTTAATGATTTACTTTCTTTCCTTAATGGACTATTTGCGGCTTGTCTTTCAAGTTCTGCTTGAGCATTTTTTTGTTGCCTACCTGCCTTAATTGCTGTAAATGCACCTGCACCTGCCGATAAAGCTGCTGATGTTATTCCAATTGCCGCAAAACTCATAATTCTAAATTTTTAGTATTATTCAATATTTTTTTATATTCTTTGCCAATATCAGTGCCTGTTATAAGATTTATATGTGGCTCCAATATTTTATCTTCTATATTCTCTACTATTTTCACCTTTTCTTCATCACTTAAATCATTGTAATCAGATTTCATTCCATCTATTCTGTGAAATGTAGTCCAAATACAATCTTCAATTATGAATAAAATTCTCCTTGCTCCGGGTTTTGTAATTCCAGTATAAGGAGCCGTTATTTCATACCACTCTTGCGCATCTACTGATACTGCCACCTTACCGTAAGATACAACATACGGGTGTTCCGTTTTGTGTATTTTACTTGTCCATAAAGAACCTGCTGGCATAAAGATTTCTCTTATGTACATACCATCAGTAAATTTATGAACTAGTGGCGCATCTACTAATTCGTCAGGATATTCCATTATAGCTGCTTCTAAATTATCAACTACACTGTCATTTTCCCTAATAATCATTACCTATTATTTAATGGCGAATTAATATATTTAGTCGTTGCGCTGTTCAAATATACGAAAGAATTTGCACTTGCTTTCTCAAATTTTATAACAATATAATTACCCTTCAAGCTATCCCCTTCAATAAGGCCTCCCGGACTATTTGAGTTCCTTAAAAATGATGCATGATACTCAGATTCTAAGTCTTGGAAGTCTGTTGCTAAAAGCTCACTATCCTGTCTAGTTCCGGCACTTTCCATCTGGGTATATATATCTGGGCAAGCCCACACTGTATTTCCTGTTTCCATAACAGAAACCCAAGTCTTTTTATCCAATGAATTTGAGTTAAATACTGGAGTTATTGATGCATTGTATTGGGTTCCATAGAAATTACAATAAGGAGTAGTTCCATGCTTCCAAATTCCACCATTTTTAAATGTAAACATAGTAGTATTTATCTCACCCATAAATTCAGGGTAATACGAGTAAAAAGACTCAAAAGCATTATCAGCCTCTGAAAAAGCTATTGTAAATGGATCTTGATGAAAGTATAATGTATTTGACATTTAATTTAATTTATTTAACTTTTATCAATTTAATAACAATTTAAAACATTAGTACACTGACCGCTACCATTAATTTCTATTATTCTAACAATTGCAGGGGCAGTATCTAAAACTATTCCGTATTCATCCGCAGGATTTCCAACAAAAGGGGTTGTTCCTCCTGAATCTGTGTATAAAATTTTACCACCCATAGCCACTACACTTACGGCATCACAGTATATATCTATTGACCTCGTAAGATCACAAGTTCCACCTAAGCCTATTGTCTGACCAAACGACATAGTAAATTTAGATAATTCTATTACTGCTGTTGTAGTTGTAGTTGTTGGCTCAACAGTAGTTGTTGTGGTTGTTGGTGGAACCGTTGTTGTTGTAGTTGTAGTTGTACTAGTTGTACTAGTTGTAGTAGTAGTAGTAGTACTAGTTGTTGTTGTAGTTGGCGCAACCGTTGTTGTTGTAGTAGTTGTTGGTGCAACTGTGGTTGTAGTAGTTGTGGTTGGCGCAAATGTTGTTGTGGTAGTTGTAGTTGGTGCAACCGTTGTAGTTGTAGTTGTAGTAGGGCCAGCCGTTGTAGTAGTTGTGGTTGGCGCAACAGTAGTAGTACTAGTAGTGCTAGTAGTAGTAGTAGTAGGCGCAACGGTTGTTGTTGTCGTGGTGGTGGGTGGCCCACATGGTATTGCTTGGGTTATTGAGTTTGTGCAAGCACCCGTTGATGTTACAGTAACTTGTGTTGCTGCATCATTTACACTTACACTTTTACCAGCTATTAATTCACTTTTGGTTGCAGTTGATGGCGTAACACTTCCTACATTTGTGGTAAGGTTAAAGTTAGGGCCTAAATTAGCTCCCAAACCAGCTCCTAATGTTAATGTTATAACTCTTGCCATTTTTTATAATATTTTTATTTAACTCTTATCAATTTAGTAACAATTCAAAACATTAGTACACTGACCACTACCGTTTATTTCTACTATTCTAACAATTGCAGGAGCAGAATCTAAAATTATTCCATATTCATCTGCAGGATTTCCAACGAAAGGAGTTGTTCCCGCTAGGTCTGTGTAGAAAATTTTACCAGATGTAGCCACTACACTTACAGCATTGCAATATACATCTACAGTTCGTGGCAAGTCACACGCTCCACCTGTACCTATTGGTTGACCTACTGAAATAGTAAATTTAGATAATGCTATTGTTGTTGTCGTTGTTGTTGGCGCAATAGTTGTCGTTGTGGTAGTGGTTGTTGTAGTTGTCGTTGTTGTTGTATTACACACAATTACCAAACCATCGTAATTACAAGATGGAGTATATCTATTAATTTCCTCCATAGCAATAATGTACTTATTTGTATTTGCATCAAATACGCCATAAATACAAGGATTTCCAGAATAAACCGCTCCTGTAGCAGGCACCCCATTGTTTAAATCCTGTCTATATGCAGCTAATGTAGCCACAAAGAAAGCATTTGTTTTATTGGTAATACTAATTGGGGTTATTCCGTCTTGAGCTAATCTACAAACAACACCCCTAAAATTATCTACAAAATAGTCTGCAAAATTATTCCATGCAAGACTAGTAGCAGCATCACCAATACCATAATCTCCAGCATAGTACTGAATCTTATTAATTAATTGGTTGCTATTTGCTTGCAAAGGGTTTCCAGTTACATCTTTTACAATCTGGGTTAAAATAGGAACATTACCTACTTTAAAGTTTTGGTAAACTTTCAAATACCTATCTCTTACATGAAGCCTTAACACATCACCAAATGATCTATCATACTCATCAAAATCTTCATAAATAAATCTATTTGTAGCATTAATATTGGTATTTGATTGATATGCCTGACCAAACCTAATTAATGTAGGGAAATATGTTTGTCCAGCATTTTCGTCTATTACAGAAGGCCTTCCGTTACTATTTGTGATTAAATTATAAGTATCATTAAAGCTGCTTTCTATAATTTCAATTGTAGAATTTCTTAAAACCTGAAAATCAAATGCCATTGGCTGAATAACAACAGTATTGCTCACGCCAGAATCATTTGTAGACTTAGCTACAATATACACTTTACCTGTTTGAGGAACATTAATCTGTTTATCAATAGTAAATATAGTATCTACGTTTGCAGCTATATCATTTACTTCTATTGGCAATAATGAAACCGTAAATTTAGGAGATAAAGGAACAATATCAGTGCATATGAGAGCATAAACAGAAAGCTGAGATGCGCCATTTGATAATGCTCTAAAAGTTCCTTTTATTGACACCGGCTGTTGTAATGTAGTAGACTTATTGTAGAAAAAATATGCAGTACTACTCCAAACAGGGAAAAATCCGGGGTTCAGATTAATTGAATTATTTGGTTGTGTTTGAATCCTATAAGAAGTATTGTCTATTGTTGGCGTAACAGTAACTGGAAAAGTTTCCGTATTACTACTTCCGGAACCAACCGTTAGAATATTAAAAGTATCTGACCTGTAATTATATTTATAACTATAAGGAACTGTTCTAAGTCTATAGAACAAATCACCATTATTAATAGCTAATGTAGCTCCTCCATTTGGTAATTTTGTTAATCCAAAATGATATCTTGTTGGCAACCCAGCATCTCCAATACCATACTGTTTACCGAACTCATAATAAAATCTTTGGGTTGATGAAGCGTTATTTGTATAATTATACAATAAAATTTCGTAGTGCTGAAAATCTTCTGTACCCGGAAACTGGAATGTTGAATCTATATCGTCATAAGGGTATCTTATTTTTAAGAAATTACCAACAGCCGTTTGAGTATTATTACTATTGGTTACAGTATAATCAATTGTAGAAACGGTACCAACTATTTCATAATCAAATTGGCTAGTAATATCTTGAGCTGAACCTATAACATCATATCTTCTTATAAATTTAATCCTATCGCCTTCTGTATAATTATAAGAAACAACATTTTGAGTAGAGCTTATTTGATCATTATAATCTTGGATATTACTAATTCCTATAAAAATAAATTTTGTATTATCTACCCCAGAAGGCAATGATGTGTAAGCTGAATCACTTACCCAGCAAAGACGCTTATTATAAGTTGTGTTATTTGATCTTACTATCTGATAATATGCAGCATATAATGGAGGCTGGTTTTTTATAGACAAGTTAACCAAAGGAAAATCATCAGCAAGAACTCTTGATGGAGTGTTAACTACCGCTTTCGGTGATGTTTGTGTACCAATAGTTCTACCTTGTGCATCAAAGTATTGAATACCATATTGGTAACCTCCATTCCAAACATTTGCAAATCTTGTATTATCATTATCCAATGCAGGGAAAGTAGCAAAAGCTGTTGATGTCAACACAAAACCGCCCGCATAACTCATAGTTAGCTTATTGCCATCTATGGAACCAACTTGAGTATATCCTTCTAAAACCATAGCAGCAGATATTCCAGCTAATATATCACTTACTAAATAATTAGTAGTAAGTCCCGTAGTCGCATAAGATGTGCTTAAATCTGTTCCACTTGAACTAAACGAATTAATAAAATAAGCACCTGCTGCATTATTCAATTCAGTAACATACCCATCTACATCATTTGTACCTGTACCATAAAGATATATATCCATTATGGTTCCAGTTCCACTATCATTTCCATTTACAGAAGCAAAGAAAGATATACCACATTGATCATAATAATAACTTGATGCAGTTGAATATGTTGTTGCCTCTAATTCAACATCTGTTTTATCATAACCCTCTAAAATTCCTGCGTATAACAATACGTTACCGTTTGCAAGTTCTGCCGCATTTGCTCTTTGAGGAACCCAATCTTGTAATTGGTCAGATTCAATAACATCAATTTGAGTGTAAATTGAATCATTATAAAATCTAAAATAATGAATATCGTTATCATTTATTCCAAGTGCTGCTTTATCAAAAGATTGTATTAAATACCAATCACTAGTACCACTAGTTAGTGTTTCCCTAAAACAAACTTCAATAGCTTTAACATTAGGGCCTCCTGTAGAAAAGTTTACAGCAATTCTTGAGTTATAAGTGTATGCTGGTATTGGAGGATCAGGGCTTATGTCGCTAGTAAGGTTTAATGTTGGTTGCTGCGGCAATGGAACTATACTTTTTGAACTCCATACAGACTTTTCAAAATTATCATAAACATATCTGTACGAAAACTGAAACAACTTGTTCCTTAAATTATTAATAGTAACTGTAGTATCATTCTCATAAGTAACTTGAGGAGGCATTACTGGAGGGGCTTTTGCAACTAGCAAATAATCCGCAACCCAGTTAGTTCCGTATATATCATTTACATTTAAGTTTCTAGGAGGATTATACCCATCATTAAAGAATATTAAATCTCCTTCTAAATCCCTATAAAATATATTAATAGATAGAACTTTGTAAGAAGGATTGAAATTTAAAATATCAACCCCGTTACTATCTGTTTTACTTTGAAGAACCGTTACAATTGCTTGGGTACTCAAATTATAATAAGCAATTGTATGATAACCATCACTATTCCAAATAAAATAATAAGCTCTATTTCTTACTTTATCTCCATAAAATCCAATAACCTTACTTACACCACTTGGCAACGTATAGTTTATTAAAGTATTTCCTAAAATATTAGAAACAACTTTGTCCTGTCCACGACCTTGTGCGTCTTTTGTGACGTTTAATGCATCTATATAATCATTATTAGTGACTCTATATTCCGCATCATCTAAGTTTAGTTTTCCACTAAAAGGAGTATTTATTATCATATCTTATGCCTTAACAGTCATTCTTTGGGTATCTAAATTCAATTCATATCCTTGCATTAAGTATAAAGGTTTAAATTGAGCATTAGCTAATCTTCTTTGATTATAAAATTCCTGCCTTCTATCTCTTTTATCACCTAAATTACCTCTTCTAGTAGAAGGCATAGATGCAATATCTCTCCAAGAAATCCATGCAAGCAATGCTTCCCTAAATTGAATAGGTATAGAAAATGTTTCTTCTGGATTACCACTAGATAAATATTCTATCATTAAATAAGAATAATAAAAATATTGATTTAAAAGTACAACACCATTTGAATCATCAATATTAAATTGACCTACAAATGGAGAACCACTTGGTAATCCATAAATATTTTGGAAACCATATCCATCCCAATAATTAAACCATAAAGGCAAATCTGTCTGATACCATGTTGCCAAAGTATCATCTTGAGTCAAAGCCAATCTATTTGGCTGTTGATCTCCATAAAATGTCATTTTACTATTAAACTTCAATGGAATAATTTCTCCAACGGAGTTTAATACACCTATTTTAGTATAGCTTATATAATCATTAGGTAATTGCGCAGTATAATTAGTAGTGTCCACTGGCACCTTAACTGTTCTTATTTTGTAAAAAAAGTCAAGACCAAGCTTTTCCATACCACGCACAGCTATATTATACAATTTAGCGTACTTATGCACTGACTGCTCACTTTCATCAATGTAATCATTGATAACCGAGTCTAATGTTATGTAATTTCTTACTTGGGACATTTTTAATTATTTGAAAAATAAGCTAATATATCATTTTGACGAATCAAAAAATGGATTTCATTATCTATAATAACAGGTTCCCCTGCTCCTTTTATATGAAAAATGCAATCGTCTTTTTTTGCTTCCATTTCTACTTTAGCTGTACCACGACCAACTGAAATTACCTTAGCTTTACTGCTTCTTTCCCTAAATCCTTCAGGGATAAACAATCCACCTTCTGTAATTTCATCAGCCATAAACGGTTTTACTAAAACAAAATCTCTAATTGGTTTCATTGGTTATTATTTTTAGTTATTATTGTCAATTCCATCGTTACTTTGATCTATAGGCCTTGATTTTTCAAATACCAATTGTGCTTTGATGTACTCAATAACTACTGGCATATAATCATCAGGAACTATTAATGTTGAATTTAAATCTGTTGAATCACCTCCACTAACCATTCTTAAAGTTGCCTTATATGATGTTAAAGGTATTGAACTTTTTACATAAATATTATTACCTTCAATCCAATAAGCTATTTTATTTTGAATAGGCCTTAATAACTCTTGATAAGCTACCTGATTCATACTTAAAGGAATAGCTGTTTGTGATGTTTTCTTATCCCCAACAAATTGCAATGTAGCAACACCTTCATCTCTCCCTAATGCAACAGGTATAGATGGCAAATCAACCCTATAAGTAACATTATCTACCGTTTCTGCATATATATCTAAATTCTTAAATGTAGTATAAAAAGAATTATTTATATAAGACACGCCATCCATTTGAATGTTATCTGTATAATTCTTTTTAGCAGCCACTCCAATAGCATCATTAAGCCATTGGTTAACTAATCCGTATGTAATATTAGAATCATCAGATGGCTGTCCGTTATATATCTGTCTTAATATTCTTTCTATTAATTGATACCTAGTCATTATTGTCCAGTTTGGTTTATTTGATTAGCATATTGCATCACCGCTCCGTCTTGTAAATTTAATCCAATTAACTTTAATGCACGAGTAATAATTTCAAGATTATCTATTTCTGCCCAAACAGGCTGTACGCTTGAGCCAGCATTATAAACAGGCCTTCCGCTCACTGTAGTAAAACCCCAAACAATAGCTGGTGCAGATTTTACATAAGACATAACAGCCGTACCTAATGTTTTAGGGTAAAACTGAAATTGATTATTTTCTAACAAGTATATTGGATTATCCGCAATTGGATCAATTTGACTATTGTAATAAGAATATAATTTATCTTGAGAAACAAATACAATTCTATCTAATCCATTAGACTTCCACATAGCATCAACTTGCAAGAAATCAGCTGGCGCTGGAGCAACCCCAGTTCCGCTATTTATAGTCAAAGTAGATTCTGCAATCAAAGGGGTTAATCTTTGTCTAGTATTTTCATTTTGACTATAATTAATTCTAGCTTGAGGCCTTCCGTATTGATATTGCTGAAATTCACCCATCAAATAGTCTTGATATGAAATCTGCGCTTGATTTATAGTCAGATTAAACTCTGCTGGAGTTAGATAGCCATTCTGCGCCTTATTAACCGCAAACTGGCAAATACGATACATATCATTAACATTCATTGAAATAAGTTATAAAACAAATATACGAAAAAGTAATAAAAAAGCCCCGTAATTTTTAGGCTACGGGGGCTTCTTTTATAAAGGGGGATAGTATTAAACTAGCTTTTTTAATTGCTCTAAAAAGGCCCTACTTTCATCTTGAGGGAACATTGCAAAATCAACCAAGTAATTCTGTGGTTTTTTATCGGCAGGTATTTTGCAGATAAATCCACCATCACCTGACCAATAAGCTGAACCTCTCTTAGTAGCGGTATCTATTTTATTATCAATTAATGCTTTTTTAACAATGAAAGCAATTTCAACTTCTTTAGAACCAGCGCTTTGCATAAACTTATTAGGTTGTGCTTCAGCGTAAAGTTCATAGTCATTCCTTAATGCTTCTAGTGATTTAGGCATACCTAATTCATCTACAAATGAAATTCCAAGATAATTACAGTGCTTGCGCATATCTTCGTCAGAAGCTAATGAAGCATACTTAATAGCTTCAACTTTAGCAACTCTCTTAGCACGTTCAAGTTCCGCTGTTCTTTGAGGATTCCATTGAAAGAATGTAACTTTTCTTGTACCTTTTCTATTAGCATTATCAAGGTTAGCGTTACATAGACTTAGAAACTCAAGAGCCTCTACGTCATATTCTGCTACTCTTAAAACTCTTCTATCAAAGATTAAGCTTCTTCTGTTTTGCTCTACAAATGATTTTTCTAGGCCTTTTTGATCTTCAACCCAAATGCTTGGATATCCTCTCAAAAGTCTAATTCTCTCCATTCTGCCTTTCTTTTCGTTCCAAACATCATCAATACCTTCCATGTGGTATTTACCATTTTTCTTGGTATCTGATAATTTGAAAATCTTAAAAGTATTACCGGTAGCCACTGGAGCCTCATTGAGAGCTGCTGTAGATTCTTCGTATTGTCTTGATTGTACTACTTCACTTTGTTGTGAAAAATTGGATTCTTGTATACCAATTGCCTTTAAACGAGCCATAAAATGGTTTTTAAATGTTTAAAATAGGTAGCGACAATCAATAAAGTTGCCGCTACCCGATTAATTAAAGGTAATAATTAGTTACCTTGAAGGATGATAAACTGATTTGCTGCACAAACGCGAGTACCACGATAAGTGATCATTGCGATTTGATTAGTCATTGTACCATCTGTAGGATTAGGAGATCCACCACCAAATTGCCATACACGAATACCGTTACCAACAGTACCGCCCACAGGAGGCTGCTGATACATGATAGTAATGTTCTTGTAAGCTTGAGCGGTTTTTGCATCCTTAGTTTCACCCATTGGATAGATTAAACCAAAATTACGGAAGTAATCTACGTTAGGAGTTAAACCAGTCGTAACCTCAGTGTTGAATTGAGAGTACTTCTTAACAGATAATAAGTAACCGTCAATGAAGATTTCTTGGAAGCCATAAGCAACAGAAGCTTCTTTTGACTTTTCGCCTTGACCATAAACGAAAGCACCAGCAGGGTATGCAGCGAAGATACCATCACTGAAGTCTTGTCTTTGGAAGATATCACACAACCAAGCAGATTGCTTAGCACAACCATTAACGTCCATGATACGAGTAATCTCATGAAGTTTAGCAATATCAAGTGTACCCGGAGTGTAACCAACAGTTTCACCGTCAGCAACTACTTTAGGAATGATACCTACAGAACCTTGAGAATTAGAATCAATAGCGTTATTGTTTTGCAAATTACCACGCATTAATTTAGCTTCTACGTTGTTTTTGAAACGTACAAGTGTTTTGTACATACCTTTGTATGTAAATGCAGTAGCACCGTTTGCAGCCATATCAGGAGATACAGGGAACTCATAATATGTTTCAGCCATTTGTGCTAAGTCGGTATTACTCCAACCATCACGAATTTCTGTTACATAGTTATCATATCTTTGATCCAATTGGATTAAAGGATTGATTTGAGTTGAAGCTTCACCAGCATCAGCGTCACCGCCAAATAATAAAACCTCACCAGCAAGTAATGAGTTTACACCAGCAGAAGCAAAACGCTGACCAGTTTGTTTAGGAGCAACTTCAAATGTGAAAGCAAAAGGAGTTGAATCATCAATTGAAACGATAACACCTTCTACGTTTGAAGAAGCAACACGCAAAGTTTCTTTTAATCTCAATGGAGATTGAGTACCATTGTTATAGTACGCCTCTTGACCAAGAGTTAAAACCAAAGTTCCACCAACAGGTGCTGCTACAGTTGATTCGTTTGTAACACCCGGCATTAATTTACCGCGGTTTTCAAACCAGAAGTAGTTTAAGTTTTTAACTTCTTCCATTCCACTATGAGCTGCTAACCACCAAGTAAAATCTTCATTACCGTACTTTTGAGTGTACTGCTTGTAATACTGTGGTGTTAATAATTGTAAGTCAACCATCAGTTGACGATTCTGCGACTGTAACGATATTGAACCCGGTTGCAGAATATTAGAGGTAGGTATTCCTGCCATAATATTTAGTTTTTAATTTTTAAGACCTTCTCCAAGGGCAATATTTAAGTTACGAACTAAAAGCCCAGTTAGCCAATTGCTCCTGAATAGCAGCATTTGGATTTAGACTTGGAGCCGTTCCTTGTGGAGTTGGGTTTTGGTTAAGGCTAATGTTACCACTTTTCTTTATGTGAGCTAACAACCTTTGGGATGCAGCTTCATTTGCCACCTTTTGCAAGATTTTAGGCAGATTTTCAAGAACATATTTGTCGGACATTATTTGTCTTACATTTGGCTTTCCTTCCTCGTCAAACCATCTGTTTTCTAAATAAGCTTCTCCATCAAAATCTGATAGTTCTTGCTTTAACGCCAATCTCTCATCTTCTGCTACGTTAAACGAAATCGGTATTTCAACATCATTGTCTTTAACCGAAACATTAAACCCATTAAAAGATTGAAATTCAGAATCTAGTGTTTTTTCATAAACAGACCTAGCTTGTTGCAAATATTCAAATTCCTCTTGATATTGCGCCTCCCTTCCGGCCTCATTATAAATATCTGGTAGCTTTATTTCACTTTTTAACTTTGCTATTTCTGGTCTAAGCACTTTTGCTTCAATCATCAGACGTTTCTCTGTATAATCAGCTTGTGCTTGCCAAGATTTTAACTTTTCAGCGTAATCCTCGTCAGTTTCATCATAACCTTGTTCAGGTTTCAAAGGTACGAAAAATTGGTCATAAAATAAAAGATCAACTTCGTCAGTACTCAAATCCTTAAACTTGTTTTGAATGTTTGTTTTTACAATCTCAGCTGCAATTTCAGTTGTTAATTCAGAACTAGTTAATTTATCAAGTCTTTTTTGCTCATTTAATATTTGATAAACATCGTCAGTCTTACCTTCTTTAATTGCATCAAAAAGAGTTCTACTTACATCATCAGAAAAATCAAATTTAGGAGCATTTTCTCTTTCTTCAATTAATTTCAAAAACTCCTTTTCAGCTTCCTCTACTGTATCAAAACCAAACCTTTCTTTAATAAAAGAATCTGGATTAAAAGCAGATTGTTCTGGTTGTTGTGCTTGTTGTTGTTGTTCACTAACTATTGGTTCCGGAGAAACATTAGAAGTATTATCAACATTTTGTTGTTCATTTGCAGTAGGGGCTACTTCTACTTGCGGTTGCACTTGTGGTACAACATCTTCATCCGAAAACGGATTGTAACCTTCTGCCAGCTTTATTGGGGCTGACATGTCTTGATTTTCTAGCATAAATGCTTATTTTGTTTTTCGTTATTAATCTATAACTATAGAGCCATCTACATCAATTGTAATGGCGTATTTTACACTAGTATTTGTTAACAACTGAATACCATACCAATCAGAACCGTTTCCATATACTGGTTGGATTAAGTCGCTTTCCGTATATAGAATATTGGCACCGCTCAAAGTTGAGGTAGTTGCATAAACTATTCTAGTTCCTTGTAAAACTCCAACATTATAAGCTTCCCCAGCTGTTGGATATGTATTTTTAGATAAAACGTATGCTACTGAATTTGCCATTTTATTTTATTTTTATTTAATTATTATGGTGCAGTTGTGGTTGTAGTGGTATTTGCAGAACCTTGTAATAATAAATATTGACCAATAATACCAAATGCAACAATACCACTTGCGTTAATTGATGATACATCTGCTTTAGTTGTCAAATTAACTCCTAAAACTGTAACCCAGTTAATTGGAACCTCTGGTGCTGGTAATAATTGTCCTGTAATAGAACCATTGTCATTCGTAGTACTAAAACTAACTGTGCCAGATGTTCCTACAAATTGAACTACAGCAGAGTCCCATCCAGACAAGTCTTGATAAAAAGAATTATTTGTGTTAAATGACTCAGTTGCATCTACAACTGTACTAATTTTAGAACTAAATTTTTGAAGTCTTATTAAGAGCTTGCTTACCGTTGCCATTTTGTTTTATTTTATAGTTTATTTATTATTGTATTTACATTTGTTCTTGCATTTCAGGTTCTTGTTGAAGCTCCATTTGCTCCCCTTGATAACCCTCTTCCATTTCCTGCTGCTGCATTTGTTCAATTTCAGCTTGTTGTTGTTGTGCCAACGCTTGCTGTTGTTGCTCATTTTGAACAGATATTGGAACCGTTACATTCTGTAACATGTTTGCAACTAATGTCTGAAGCTCTGCTGGTACAGGGATATTTGCTTTTGCAAGGTCAAAAACACCTTGTAAAATAATTTCCTTTTCTTTAGCTAAAGACCTTTGCTGCTCAATAGAACTATCTGCTTGCATCTTAGCCTGAATACTAGCTTGTTGAGCTTCTGCATTTTGCTGAGAATTAATCATAGCTTTTTCCTGCTCTGTTTTTATGTATCTCTTTTGGGCTTGTCTAAAATACAATTCACCAAGTTCCACATTATCTTTAGCCATTCTCATTGCTTTAAATGGATCTAAATAAATCACTAGTTGAGGATTAGATGCAATAGCATTATTCATCATTGCTTGTAAAGTAGCTATTTGAACATCATCAGGCATCATTTTTATAGAAGCAATAAAGTTTCTATCTTTTACATCATCTTGATTCAATAAATCGCTATATCTTTTAGAGCCATGAGTAACACTTTTGTTTATCAAGCAAGAAACTTTTTTAGCTGTTTCTTCCATTACATAAATGTACGCATCGTACATATACTCGGTAGCATTATTAGCAAGAACTCTTGAGGCTTCAATATTAGAAGCAGCTACTCTTGGCTGTGCAGCTTGATTCATTAAATTAGGATCATCACCCAACTCATCTTTTAATACTTGATAATGGAATTGATATAATTGTATTAATGCATTTAATTGAGGCGCAAATCCAGTATTAGCTAATTCTGTAATTGGAACAGGAATACGATTACCTTCAGCATCTCTACCGCGATAATAAAGTTTACCTGTTTGTTCCCATATCTTTTGAACATCAATAGGTTTTACAGAATCTCCCAATCCTAAATCAAGCTCTTGTAATGCATCAACATCAATTGCCGCACCTGCTGGTACCATCTTAGCTACAAGTTGTTGTATCTTTAATCTAGCTAAAATCATTTGCTCAATAGGCTCTTCAATTTTTTCTGGTACAGCTACGTTACGCATGTCATAAGGATCATACATGTAAAAGCTATAAGAAAACTCAGCATTGCCTATTTCTTTTGGATCTTGTGGACGAATCATGTTTTTCTTAATTCCCCAATGAATCATCTTTTGAGTAACTGGGCAATAAACACCATGATAAATATTCCACTTCTTTTCTTCTAAATATTCTTGATTTTCATCTAATTTTTCTGGCTTACCTTTTTTGATAATAGTGCTACCGTTCTTTTTTGTTTTTGTAACAGTATAGCCATCAGAATCTAAGGTGCGAATTTCAAAATTCACCAAATCAATATTCCACTCATCATAAGGTCTTAACCAAGCAACATTCCAATCTTGCATCCACTTAATCTTATCAGTAAGTTGATATTCTTTTGATGATTGAGCTAACTGAAATATATCTTCTTCAGAAAGTGTTCCTCCTGCTGCTTCGCTATATCTTGCTCTTATTTCACTGATTTTCATTGAAAGGATATGCCCTCTATATGTAGTATCTCTAAAATCAGGAAAATCAGAATATGAATAGATGGCATTTTCTGGTCTAATCCATTGTACATGAACTTCACCTTCTTCATCCATCCAAGTATATGTACAAACCAATCCAACTTCTGCTGAATCATGTAACAACCTTTGTTTTAAAACATCGTTCCAACCATTAGCTTCAAAAACATTATTACAACCAATGCTGTATAATATTTCTTCTGGCAAATGATTAAACTCCATTATCCATTGATCTAACTCGTCCTTATCTTCTGCAACAAATTTATCTTTTGGAATAATTTCAACACCAGACTCTTGCTGAAGTTGCGCAAGTGTTTCTTTGTTTCTATATAAAAATTCAGCTTCATCTGCTTGCCTTTGTTTCAACATTGCAGAAGCTGTATCATTAGCATTAACCTTAATCTTCTCTTTACGACTCATCCATGAACCAACTAATCTAGCAATAATAGTGTTACCTATGATAATTGATTTCCAGTTAATATTTACAAAATTAGCTTTACCATTCATTTCTAACCTATCCATAAACACACTCATGTCTACTTTACCGTTAGCAATTTGTCTGTTTTTTCTAAATCTATTATTTCTTAACCAAAAATAAGTTTGGTTACCATAAATTGTAGAATAAATATTTTGGGCAACATTTTTACCGTATAAATAATCTTTTTTAGACGCTACATCAGTAGTAATTTGGAAGTCTTTAAGTGACTGTCCGCTACTATTTGCTGAAGATATGTATAAAGGACTCTCTGCCAATTTGAATATATTTTGTGTCAAATATACTAAATCTCTGCAATTTAATAAAAATTTTAATTAATTAAAAGAAGGAACATAGCTTTTTACTAACGGCTCTCTCTTTGCTGGTTTTATAACAGGCTCCATTAAACAAACAATAAGCATTAAAAATGATACGGTTATATCATAGTCTGTTCTGTTATTTGGATCAAATTTTTTGGCATCTTCTAATAAATTTTCAAAATCTATAGAATTAATATGTGATTCAAAATACATTATACCAACATCAGCTTGTTTTGTAAGACTGAATGGGGTAGTAGGAAAACCTTTATGCCTTTCAGCTGTTTCCCTTCTAGATGGATCAATCGTTGACATTGGGTAAGAACCTAAATAACCAACCCTTCCCCTATCTCTAAAATAAGATAAATAATCATCACTATTATGCTCGTACCATGCTTGATAACCATAATATTCGGCAGCCAAAAGAACTTGCTCATGCAGGGTTTCTTTTATTTGAGGCCTTCCATATAGATGGCCAATAGCTTTACCAGTATTTGATGGATCTAACAAATTATATCTTCTACCAATCCAAGCAGATGCTTTTGAGCCAAACTTACCTCCCTGACTATTGCTATATCCGTCAATTGCAATTGCGCCATCATCTGTTCTTCCGGGCTTTCTTGTTCTAACATCAAACACATGATTATTCTCTTTCCCAACAGGTGGGAATTGAGTAATAACCCAATGAAAATCCTCTTCTTTGTCGTTTATATTCCTCCATTTTACCGTTTGGTCAATATCTCTATAAAATATAATATGCCTCTTTAATACAGGATTTTCTTTTAAATAAGATTCTCTTGCGCTTATATTCATTACATTAAAAATACAACCATCAGCATCTGTACTAAATGCTTCATCAATTGTTAATGGTTCTTTGCGTATACGAGCAGATAATGCTCTAGGATTATTTTTAACCGTTTCTCTATCTGCTTCAATTTGCAAAAAAGTCTTTTCTTCGTCTGGAAATCCAAAGTCATCAAAGTTTCTTGTTCTCTTTGCAGACATAAAAAACCTATATAAACCACTTGATGTAGTGCCGTTTTCTTGTCTTTTTTCTTGATTACTTTCTTCCCAAAGTAACTTAAATGCTTCTTGAACACCATCTTTTTCAGATGTAAGTTTTTCTACAGTTGTAGTATAAAGCGCCTTACCAATCACCTTTCCTTCATCATCTAACAAGCAATAACGAACAACCTCGTGCCTATCGTATACGTTTACTTCTGTTGTTTTGCCGCACTCATCAGCTACATATCTATGAAGTTTTTGTCCGTCATAAGCAACCGTATCAGCAGATTGATGATCAATAATAGAACCAAGCTCGTCTTTATCTACATTCTCCTCAGCCTTTTTACCCCTTACGTTTGTTTTTTGAAACCTCATTTCAGACTTTGGATTAACACCTAAAGACATATCATACTCAGGTCTAAAAAACTTAGGAAGCCTTCTAAATGGATTTACAACCGTTTTTGCAAAGAATTTTTTAGCATCAGATCCAGTCTTAGATTGAATACCACCATTGGTCATCTTAGTTCTAGTAGTATATTCAGTAACAAACAAACCAGCCACAAAAGACTTACCAAAACGTCTTTTTGTAACTTCTAGCATACCCATACAAAGCGGATCCTGTATGCAATATTCCATGAAATAAAATTTCTCTAGATCTGGAATTCTGAATTTAGGATAACCAATATCTATACTCCACCATTGCAAATACAAATAATGCATGCCAGTCAAATAAGTAGGATTGCCATTATTCATATACCAAAAACCATTCAACCTTCTATCCCACTCTTGTTTCTTAAAATCTTCTAGCTTTTCATCATAAAACTCAGGGGACTCATCTTTTTTCTTTTTATCATACTCATCCCATTCTTTCATGGTATCTGCATACCAATAGGGTAGTGGTATTCTTTTCCAATATTGCTCTGATTTGATTTCCGACCTTTGATAAATACCCCTAAATTCAACCTGTTTTGTTAATATATTAAAAACATAACCTTCTGGAGGAAGATGACAATCTAACCCCTGAATGTGAATCGTGGAACCTTTTTCAATTTTTTCGTACATATTATGAGCGTTTGCCTGCTAATTCGCCAATTTCATCAGCAACACTTTCTGGTGAAAAAGGTCTTTTATTTATTAAAACAACCTCTTTTTTACTTTCTTTTCCTTCCTGATTAATCCCAGCGGATATTTCTAATGCCCTGATAGATTCGGTAATTGTTCCAGCTTCAGACCAAAGCTTTTGCAGTCTTTCAAATGATTTATCTTTTGGATCAATTAATTCAATATCCAATAAGTTAATTCTATTTAATAATTCAGCCATTTCATTGGCTTTTCTTTGCAAACTGTAATAAAGCTTAATTGCTCCATCTTGCTCATAATAAGCAAGCTTGCTGCTTAAATAAGCATTTGACTTTTCTAAATCTTTTACTTTTTGCTCTAACTCAGACATACTTCGTTTGGTGTTGATATTGTTACCAATTTTGATGCATCAGAAATCCCATACCCAATTAAAAGCTCATTTTTAATTACTCTTGATGTTAAATAATGGTCAATAGCAATTATTTCATTTCTATCATGCCCTTTTGGATAATACCTTAATCTAATTATTTTACCTTCAGTGCCATCATCATTCTGATAAATAATTTCATAATCACTTGATATTAATGTAGTTACAACTTTTCCAGTCAAATCTCCGCTTGTAACATAAATTTTATTTTTAATCAAAGTAGGCGGTATTCCTTCTAAAAATCCATTATATGGCTCAAATATTCTTAATCCTGTTACAAAATTATTAAGTGGTTGCCAAGCTTCGTTTTTATTATTTCTCCATAAAAAACATTCTTCAATAGGTATTGAAAAATATTGAATATCCGAAGATGCTTCAGCTGTTGGTCTTAAATAGTTAAAAAGCTTGTATGTGTCATGCGTTGCATTATGATGTATCAATATTTCAGCATCTTCTGGAATATCTTTAGCTGCTACAACTGTTGCGTTTACCGGTTTAACGTAACGCATGTTAAAATTATCATAAACTCTTTCAAGCTTAATCTTAGTACCATCTTTAAAAGTATGGCTGTTCTTACTTTCTAAATCAACTTTAATAATAACTCTATTTGACGGAGCGATTAATTTCATATTTAATTAATTTAATCAAAGGTAGTGATTTTATTAAATTAATCAATTTTAAATTGCATAAAATGCATTATATTTGTATTGCCCAAAAAAAATTCATAACAATAAAAAAAAATTTAAAAAATGGCAAATCATTTATCAGTTTATGTTTATCGTAGAAATCAATACGATTTAACAAATCCAAACGGCACTGCTGCAACAAGTGGTGTATTGTTTTCTTTACCAACAGCCGACTTACAGGTTCAGCCTTCTACAGTTGTAGCAAATGGTGTACAAATGAATTCTTTAATTCTTATCTACCCTAGTGGTTTAAATCAACCAGCTGAAAAATTGTACAGCAATGCAACAGTTGCTGGATTAATTGCAGCTATCAACGGAAGTGGTATTGCTACAACTACAACTACAACAGCGGCCCCAACCACAACAACTACAACAGCGGCCCCAACCACAACAACTACGGCAGCACCAACAACCACAACCACAACAGCGGCTTAATCAAAAAAAAAAATTTAAAAAACAAATAAAAACATTATAAAATGGCACAAATAGTTTCAGTAACAGCATATCGTAGAAATCAATACGATTTATTAAACCCAAATGGAACTCCAGCAACATCTGGTATTGCTTACGGATTTCCAGTTGAAGGATTTGTAGCTTACCCAGCTCCTTCTGGAGTAGTAGCAAATGGAGTAACTATGAACTCAATAGTTGAAGTAGCTCCAACAGGTTTAAATCAAGTATCTGTTTACTTCTACACAAACGCTACAGTAGCACAAATTAATTCAGCTGCAAACGCTTAGTAAAATTGCCCCTATTTTTTAGGGGCTTTTTTATTTTCCTTATATATTGTTTTTAGATTTTTGTAGATTCTATCTGCATCATCAATAGTTTTGCCCGAACCGGCAGCTAAAACAACAGATAATCTTCTTAGTTTTTTGGCAGCTTTACTATTCATTTAATTTGTTTTTATCTCCCTTGACCTCTATATTGTTTAGGTCTAGGAGAGTGTTTGTTATAAGACTTTTTTGCGCTTCCTGATTTTCTTTTACCAAATGAAATTTTTCTAGTATCAGATTTAATTTTCGCCATTTTTTTCTTTTTTAAGGATTAATTGGTACGAATATAAACCATTTCCATCATATCTTTTACTTAGGATATGACTACCAAATTTTTCTTTCCTAAAATCCCTTAACCCAGCAGATACTGACGCTTCAGGAATACCTGTAAAATCAGATATTTCTTTTAGTGTTCTGTAAAGGCTATCTTTCATAAGTTCTTTTAGTTTAAAATGGTTTTTAGCTAATCTATCATAGTCCCTTTCTTTAACATAATCAGCGCCATCAAATTGGAATTCTTTTTGCATAATATTACTTTTTATTTTTTAAATAGTCTAAGTCAATATTTCCTCCGTCCATTCTATTTGGGTAGACGATAATGTCGGTGTCGTAAAAATTGCGGACAATACCACTGTCGTGTAATACAACTTTCCAAACAGTGTTGACTTCGCTTCCGTAATCAATCCATGCAATTGCCTTCCCTTTTCCGAGTGGTGTATGGACATCTATTATATTTTTTAATTCGTGAATAAACATTAAAATGGAGTTTCTTCTTGTTTACCAGAAAGCAACTGTAAACTTGATACTCTTGCATGCAATTGAGCAATAGTTTCATTTGTACTGTTGTTCAAATATGTTTTAGCTTCTGGCTTACCTTCCATATAAATCAATGTTCCTTTTTTTAAATAGGTTGCAACATTAATTTTTTCTGTCCAATAGGCACATGAAACCCAAGTAGTTTTATCAACTTCTTGACCATCTTGTTTTTTGAATTTTTCACTATAAGCCATTGAGAAATTAATCACTGTCTTACCATTAACATTGTTAACTACTGCATCTTGGCCTAAGCGACCAATTAAACTGATTCTGATCATTGTTTTGTTTTTTATAATTATTAAAATATTACTTCTTCTCCATTTTCATCTTGGTATGGAAGCCAAGCTTGACTTGCTTCTTTACGCTTCCAAAAATCATAACTTTTTTTGTTCAACATATCTTGTATAAAATCTTTTCCTTCAATAAAAAATCTTCTTCTATCCCATATATATTCAGTAAGAACGAATCCTTTTCTTCCAACGCTTTTCTTTTTAATTTTTTTAGAATGAAATTCTGCTAAAGGATTATTGGGATCTGTTTGGGCAAATGGTCTATGATAAACAGTTATATTATCCATTTTATTATTCCACATTGCGCCATCTGCAACATCAAACACATCTGGACATTTATAGTTACCAGACTTATCTCTTTCCATTAACTTAGGATGCGCTACAATCCAAAAATATACATCATTTTTTTTCGCAAATCTTGAAAAATCTGATAATAATGTTTCAAGATACTTATCAGTCCTTCCACCAAACCCCTTGTAGTCATTTGTCATTTGGTTGAATGGATCAATACAACAAAAGTCAACTTTTTCTTGCACAATCAACTCAAGAAACTTCTCTTTGATATATTGGGGAGTAGGAGAAAGCATTTCTGCGCTTATGTAAAAAATATGCTTTGATATAAAATCATATGCTGCTTCGTAAACTTCATTTGACGGTCTATTTGGATTAAATGGAGTACACTCACAACCCAAAATCATCTCAACATAATCATGAAAATATTCTTCGGCAGGCGTATCTTCAGGAGAAAATGTAGCAACCTTCTCTCCGTACATAATAATTCTTGATAAAATTTGAGATTTCTGCCAAGCGGTTTTTCCATAGTTACCAATACCGGTCAAAAGACTAATTTCACCTCTTTTTGGTTTAAATAAATAATCAAGTTCTGGCACACCAACGCCCATAATCTTCTCAAAACCTTTTTCATTAATTGATAAAGCTCTATCTTTTACATCAATACCGTAAACAACATCTTCAATTCTGTAATTCTCTCCATTTTCTTCCGTAAATTCCTTCTTTACATCAATCTCATAATTAGTCGTTTTATTAACAAGCTTCTCTTTCTGGATGGAAGCTGTTCCGAAATTACCTCTATTTGCCCTATATCCGCTCTTTACGGCACTTTTCATCTCCGACATAGTAAAGTCATTGCTTACGGTATATTCTGCCGAAATAAGGCACAATGCGGCCGTTTCTTCAATACCGAATCTACAACATGCTGATGCCAACTTAAAAATATATGTATTTCGCTCACCAGTTACAAATGCATCGTTCTTGTTTGTAAGCCATTTTAATATTCTACGAAAGTTTTCAGAATCATCTAAATTTTGGGTTTCAGAAATAATTATTTTCTCAATTTTTTTTGCTTTAGTAAATGCTGTAGCCTTATCGTTTATGTAAATATCGGCATCAAAACTCTCATAACAAACCCTACTTACATTAATTCCACTCCTATCAATTTCAGGGAAAACCTCTTGTAATGACTGAAAATGTTCTCTATGTTTTGATCCATCTGCTATCTTAACCAATGCTTTTAAACCATTACCTGATGGGCTAACCCAACAAGCATAAACAAAGTTATTGGAAATTATTTCAGTTTGCTTATCCCTTAAATCAGAAACATCATCAAAATCAAGCACAATAAAACCGCTATGCTCAATAAGTTGCTCATCTTTTCTATCTACTCCAAACTTTCCACTGAAACATACTGAAGGTAGATTTAACTTAATTTTATTAGCCTTTTCCTTATCAAGTGTATTTCTAATCTCAGTAACTAATTCTTTACTTGAACCAGTTTTAATCCTTTCTAAAGCTTTTTCAATCGTTATAAAATGTGGCTCCTTGCTAAAAATGTTTTTAAAAATAGTAGCTATCATCGTATTAATTTAAAGTTTTTCCTAATTCTTGTTGTCTTTTCTTGTAAGCTTCAAAATCTCCATTTTTGTAAATCTGTGTTTTTGGTATATCAGAACCAATCAATTCATCATTCCAAGAGCTGTTGTTAAAGAAAGTTTGAGGATCCTTCCTAAACTTCTTTTCTGGCTGAATCATTTTATACTTTGGTATATACTCAATAATTGAACTTCTATCATCATCCTTCATTGAATCCCATTTCTTTTTTAATTTCTCTTTATCACCAACTTTCTTATCATATAAATCCCAAAAAATATCAAACGATATATTTATTTCTTTTATTTCCTTTCCTTTTATTTCCTTTCCTTTCCTTTCCTTTTTAGCATTGCTATCGTATTGCGTTTGCATTGCGTTCGCATTATCCCATCTGTAACTAGCTGATTTTCTTGCTTTTGCACTTTTATCATTTCTTTGTTCTAGTCTTTCTTGAACAGAATTACTACCAAAATAATCACCATTAAAAATAAATAAATCAAAGTCATTTACTACGCTCGCTACAAGGTCGCTATCCGACCTTAAATCATACGCAATGCCTTCGTAATCCGTTCGCAATGCGTTCGCATTATTGTATAAATCTTCTACTATTGACCAAAAAACACCATACCCTTGCATACCATGTTTCCTAATCAACCTTTTTATCTTCTCATCATTACGAGCATTATAGTCGTGTGAGAAGTAGAATGTATCTTTTGGCATTTTTTAATCTTAATCGTTTATTAAATCGGTTTTTAAAGCTTCATTTATGCGTGTAATCTCACTATCTGTAAATAGTAGTTTCCCCTGCATTTTGCGCGATAATTCCGATTCTGGTATCTTTGCATTTAACGACAACCACCTTTGTGTACGTCCATCTAAAGCTTGTTTAATTCTTTCGTGAAGTTTTAATTCAGTTTTGATTTCCATAAATTTTTTTGATTATTGAATAACAAAAATAGTTTTATTTTTTATATTCCCAAATATTTTTAATTTTTTTTTAAATTTATTTTGTAATTTAATTAAATTAAATATCTTTGATAAAATTTTTATATGAAACTTAATTCAAACATACCCAGCTTTAAAGCCTTAGTTAAAAAATCTTATTTTACTAAAAATGAAAAAGATTGTAATGAGTATTACGATGTTTATGTTTTTGGAATACAGTCATGCGCTGGTAAGATACTTACATTCCACGTTATTACTGATTCAGGTATGTTAAGAAGTAGAGTTCCAATATCTGAAATTTATACTAAAATACCTATTAATGATATTCCTTTTTATTATAAACAATTATGGGATTGTTTTAGTGAAAATGTATCAGTTATTGAATATGATTTTTTAGCATATCATAGAGCGCAAATAATTTTAAGAGATGGAAGTAAAGTATGGGCTACTTATCTTTTAACTGTTGATTGGTATAAAAATCCATATAGTAACGAGCCTTCTGATTATAAGTGTGGACATTTGTTAGAATCTGATGATGGTTATTTATTGTGTATGCCTAACAATAGAATTTTTTGGAAAGATTCTAATTGGGTAACTAAAAAATTACCAGATGATTTAAAGCAATTTAAAGTTGATACAATTCTTGATTCTGTTGAAAATCAATCAGACAAATGGGTTGTTGAAGATACCGATTCTTTTTATTATGATATTAATATTAATGATGGAGAATAAGGAAATAATATACGATTTAGCTAAAAAATTAGATTTAATAATAGAGGTTAATAAAGATGGAAAGTATTTAGGTAAATATAAATTTATAAATAACAAGCTACATAAACTAAAAGAAGATGAGAAACTCAACGATAATAGTAAAGAAAAAGAGATGCGTTAGATGCGGAAACATTGATTATCATTTTTCAAAAAAGATGTGTAAACAATGCGCTACTATTGAATCTACACAAAAAAGAATGGAAGAATTTGAAGATTATGGAGAAAGCTTTCAAAATTTAGTTTCAGATTTAGATCATGTTTTTAGCCAATACATAAGATGTAAATATGCGGATAAGGATGGTATGGTAGAGTGTTACACTTCTGGGAAAAAGATGAGATGGCAGGAGATACAATGCGGTCACTTTATTCCTAGAGCAAATCTTGGTACTAGATGGTTAGAGGCAAATTGCAGACCACAATCTATGGAAGAAAATTACTTTAAGATGGGTAATTTAGAAGAATTTGAATGTAAGCTTGATGCAGAAAATAATGGTGTAGCAGAGTATTTAAGGGAATTAGCTAGACAAGTTGCAAAGCCTACAAAAGAAGAATTGAAGTCTTTAATTATTGAATATAGATCAAAGTTGAATCTTGTAAAGAAGAAATTTAATTAAATTTATTTTTTTAATTAAATTAATTAAATTAATTTTGTACTCAAATATTAAAAACACAAAAAAATGGCAAGAAACATTAGTCCAGATTCGGTATCAAGCAAGGTATCAGAACTGCAAGTAGGAGAAAGTTTACTATTAGAAAACCCATATACCTCAGTAATGGTTATGGTTTCAAATCTTAAAAGAAAAGAACAGCACAAACAAAAAGTATTTAAGATTAAAGAAAACGAAAAACAAACCAATGTAACCAGATTAAAATAAGTAATATGCACATACAAACCATCAACTACACTAGAACATTTAATTTAGGAAACTATTCATCAGAAAAAATAGGTGTTGAATTTGCTTTAAATCCGGGAGAATCGGCTAATAAAGCTCTTGATAACGCAAGAGAATTGGTTGAAGAGTATCATAAAAAAAGCTTAAAACAAATTGAAGAAGCTGGTTTTTATTTTGAACAAGATGAACCAATTATTGAAAAGATTATACCAACTCAATCAAAAAAGACGTTAACAGAAAAAACAAAAGATTTTATTGATTCATGCAATACAATTGAAGATTTGAAAGCTTGGGAATTGATGAGTAAAAATAATCCAGAATTACAAGAGCATTATAATAAAAAACTAAACAACCTAAAATTATGAATTGGAACCAAACCTTAATTAGATCAAGTTCTGTTGGCTATTTAATGACCGAGCCTGTAACCAAAGCAGACAAAGAAGCTGGTGTGTTATCTAAAACTGCACAAAAACATTTGATTGAAGTTTATATAGCTGAAAAATATGGAAGGAAAAGAGATATACAAACAAAACAGATGAAGAAAGGTATTGAAGCTGAACAAGACTCAATTGACCTTCTATCTATGTATTTAAAAATTCCATTTAGTAAAAATGATAAAAGGTTTACCAATGATTTTATCACAGGGTTTCCTGATATTATTGACAATGATAGAATTATTGATATTAAATCTAGTTATGATCTTTGGACATTTTTAGGTAATATACCAGATAAGTTAGATAGCTTATATTATTGGCAAATGCAGTCGTATATGTGGCTTACAAATGCTAAAAGCGCTATGATTACTTATTGCCTTGTTAATACCCCATTTAGCATTATAGAACAAGAAAAGTATTATTTGTTAAAGAAAATGGACGTTGTTACAGAAGAAAATCCAGAGTATGTAAAAGAAGCAATGAAGATTGAGTTTAACATGACATTTGACGATATTAATATTAATGAAAGAGTTTTAGTTTTTAATGTTGACAGAAACGAAGATGATATTTTAAAGATTCAGCATAAAGTAGAAAAAGCAAGAGAATTTTTATCTGAAATTGAAAACAAGCATTTAAACTTTAATAAATGAATGGAGCGAATATTATAAATGCAATTCAAAATCTAAAAATGGCTCAAGAACAATTTGAAGATTTTTGCAGGCAATACCGTAATTCACAAGGAGAAAAAATATTTAAAAATTACAGCAATAAAATTGGTTGGATATTTAATGACATTATAACGCACCCTTTCCTTACAAACGAAGTTAGACTTGGAATTAAAAAAGAAATACAAAGTGATGTTTTTTCTGTCCCAGCCATTGTTGAAAAAGTGGCTTTATTAAATCCAGATCAAAGAGAAATAATAGAATTAACTATAGACGCAATGATAGGTGGAGAAGAAGTAAAAATTGTTGATATTAACGAAATAAATAAATAAATAAAAATGGCAAAGAAAAAAACAGAAATTCCAAAAGAAATACAAGTTTACACAGAAGGATGTGATTTTTGTATGCAGTTTGATTATGATGAACCACATGTAGTAGGCGCAAGTCCTGATGGCGATGGCGGCTTAGAAATTGTATTAAAAGCATACCAAGATGCTGGAATCACTTTCGTGTGTCCAAATACTGGAAAAAAATTAAGACTATTTGCAAGGCCATTGTCAGATAAAGGAAAACAAATTTTAGACTCACAAGAACAACAAAATCAATAACCATAAAAAATAACAACCATGAAAAAATTAATCTTAGTAGTTCTATTTTTCGCAACAACTGTTGCCTATTCTCAAACATTCAATGGAGTTTCCATATCTGGAAACACACAATCGGTAGTTGACAGTTTTAAAGCAAGAGGTTTCTCTGAATATAAAAAAGTTGATAATACGGTAATTATGAATGGGAAACTAATGGGAAAGAAATTTGACTTATTTATTATGTCAACACCTAAATCAAATCAAGTATGTAAGGTATATGGATATTTTGACGAGATAGATAGCTGGAGCAGCATTAAAGCAGATTATAAAAGTATATATGAAATCCTATTTCAAAAATACGGTAAGCCAGACACAAAGTATGAATCGTTTTTAAAACCTTATTATGAGGGGGATGGGTACGAAATGCAAGCGGTTGCAAACGATAAAACCAATTATGTTTCATTTTGGTTTGGAAGAGATAATACCAATGTATCAGTATCTATTAGCAAATTCAAAAGTGTATTAATAGCATATGAAAATGCAAAGTTAATAGAGGTTGATATTCAGGAAAAATCAGAAATAGCAAAAAAATTATTTTAATTTAAAAAAATTAACCAACCATGAAAAAGTTAATAACAACCACATTAATCATTGTTTTTTTAGTAGGCACCGCAATGTCACAAGTATTTGACGGAATTTCAATTTCGGGTGACTTTAACACTACATTACAAAAGTTTAAATCTAAAGGTTATACATTAGAAAATGTATTTCCAGAAGGAGCCATTTTAAATGGTAAAGTAGCTTCTACTAATATTGAATTATTTTTATTTAAAACTCCAAAAACAAAAAAAGTATTTAAAGCAAGTATTTACTTGCCTAAAAAAGATAATTGGGATGATCTTAAATCTCAATTTGATAGTTACCACAATTTATTACTTGAGAAGTATGGTGAAACAACTGATAGATTTCAATTTTTTTCTAGTCCGTATTACGAAGGAGATGGATTTGAGATGCAAGCTGTTGAAAAAGAAAAGTGCAGGTATATGTCTTTTTGGTCAAATATAGGAGGAGCTAGCTACTCAGTAGAGATAACAAAATATAAGCAAGTAAAAATAACGTATGAAAATGACGAATTATTTAGACTAAAAGATAAAGAAACTTTGGATATTAAATCTAAGATATTCTAAATAATAAAGGCGGCCTAAAAAACCGCCTTATTTTTTATGATTTCTTATGTGCATTTGCAAATTTACGAGCAGCTTCTTCACTACCAAATCCCCAAGCTTTAAGCGCTAACGCTTTACGAGTTGGTTCTCCATTAGGCTTTTTCATAGCACCTAGCATACCACTAAATCTAGCAGCAAAAGATACCCTTCTAGGATTTACACCAGATTTAACTGGGGCTTTTAAATTACCACCAGTTTCTGCATTGTAAGATGCGCGACCTTTTGCGTTTAATCCACCTTTTGGATTTTTACCTTCTTTTCTTTGCCAAGCTCCAGACATAATTATTTTTTTTCTTGTGCTTTAATTTTCTTTTCCTGTTTCAACATTTCGGCAGTTGGTTTCTTCCCACTTCCCTTGTTTGCACGAATATTATCCCACAAACCACGAGGTGAATATGATCCATCTGCTCGTTTCATCATTTGTAATTTATTTTTCATACGCTAATTTACGAATTTATTTCCACAAATTTTCTATTTTCCATTCAATTTGCTCAGAAGCACTTAATCCTAAAGGCATTTTTAAGACATTTTTAGGCGTTTTTTTGTTTTCAATTGGTATTTCTACCTTTTTAGGTTTATTTGCCAAATTTGAGGCCATTAAATCACTATTAGCTAATATATTTGGGTTTCCTGTAGTATCTATAATCTCAATTAGATTTTTTTCTTTAAAGTACTTAGATTCCCTATTAAAATATACCCTACATTTTTCAGAACAAAACCTTTTTTTAGCAGTTTTGCTTTCCATTTTTTCACCACAATATTCGCAGTTTTCTTTTTTCTTTATCATGTGTTACGATTTGTTACGCTAAGTTACGATTTGTTACGATAACAACCAAATCCCCCCCCCTAATACCCCCCAACAAATCAAAAACAAACAGAAAACAACCCAACCAACCAAGCGCAAAGAAAACCAATTGCAAGGCCAACCAACAAGCCCACAAGCCCCGCCAAACCCATACAACACAAGGAAAGCAAAGGAGTTGCAAGGGAAACCAAAAAACAGACCTACCCAGTGCAAGAGGATTGAAGCCCCAAAAAAAACAGCGAGGACTTTTTGCAGCGGGGTACCTTATCTTTATGTTTATGCAGATTGTTTTTAAATTTTTTCCTTATTAGAATGGTGGAAATGGTGAAAATATGGTATATTTGGGTGTAAAAACATAGTTATGTTAAAATCAATGAAAAGACCAGCAAGCGACACTACCGAAAAAAAACCGGTAACTGATACTATTGCTGCTAAATTGGTTAAAAAGGGAGTTGAAACTAGAAAGGGTATGGATTTTACCAAAAGAGATAAAGATATAGCTGAGGTTAATGCTGCATTAGCAGATCCTTTAGCAACTGATCCTGATTTCAAAGGCTACCTTTTAAAATTAAAATCATCTCTTATGAGGGAAGGGTACACCGAGCCTGAAATTAAGGCTAGAATAAGCAGAGCTACTACAGAACAATCAGCAAAAGAAAAAGAAAAATTATCAAAACTTGAAGAAGATTTTTTAAAAAAGAAAAACAAATAGTCATGATGCAAGGAAATCAAAATAAATTAGATAAAAACCAAAATGGTAAAATTGACTCTCAGGATTTCAAGATGCTAAGAGGTGAATCTAAAGAAGCAGGAATGGGTGGTAAGCCTAGTTTAAAGGCTAAATTTGAGGCTTCTATGCAAAAGCAATATAAATCTCGTCCAGAGAACAAGGCTCCGGAAAAAGCAGATATGAAAAAGAAATCTTCTAAGTTGTCAATGATGACTAAATTAAAATATTAAACTTGGTTGGTTGGTTGGTTATTACTTTGTACCTCCCTTAAAAAAGGAGGTTTTTTTGTCATTACATGATTGTTTCGTATCTTTATCGTAAACTATACGGAAATGAGCAAACTAAGAAAAGAAGTTCAACTTGAACAAGAAATTATTGATAAGCTAACAATTCTAGCCGATAAAAAACAATGGTCATTAAAAAAGATGATGGAAGTTATTTTAATTAAGTCGGTAAAAAATGTTTCACTTGAGGAAAGTAATTCTTAATATAACACCTCAGACTCACGTTAGAGCAACTCAAGGTGATTCAATATTCTTCAGAATACCAAGAGATAAGTTAAGGCCACCCGGACTAAAAAGATTACTTAGACTAGAAAGGTATAATAATTACAAGTTGAATCTTTCAGCTGAAGCAAAAAGAAAATCTTTTGTCATGCCCCCAGTGGGAGCTTCAATAACATTTGTAATTCCCGTTCCTCCTTCTTGGTCAAAGAAAAAAAAGAAATTGTATCATGGCAGATTCCATCAGTCAAAACCTGATATAGATAATTTACAAAAAGCTTTTTTAGATTCTTTGATGATGG